TACGAAGCAACAAAATACGATTTTTCAGGAGCAAACCTTACAGGTATCGAAGGAATTCCTACAGCAACTATTGTGCCATGGTCTTCTGCATCAGTGCCAACAGGTTTCTTAGAATGTAATGGTCAAGCAGTTTCAAGATCAACTTACTCTGCATTATTTGCAATCGTAGGCACAACTTATGGGGCTGGAGATGGTTCATCTACTTTTCTTGTTCCTAATCTTCAAGACAATGTAGCAGTTGGAAAATCTAATAACAAAGCTTTAGCTTCGACTGGTGGTGCAAACACTGTAACCTCAACAGGAAACGTTGCGGGTTCAACAGCTAATGCAACTTTATCAACATCTCAACTTGCAAGTCACCAACATAATGTAGGTCCTAATTTTTCTGGAGGTCCTGTACCAGGTAACGTATCAGGTGGGTCAGGTATTTCAAATGCTAGAGTTAGCCCTGGAGCATTAAGCACTAGTAATACAGGTTCAGGTAGTGGACACGATCATAATATGAGTGCAAACTTTGCGGGAGATGCAACTTCAGTTCTTCAACCTTATTTAACAATTATTTATATCATTAAGACATAGGAGAGATTATGGCAACAAATTCAAATTGGACAGTAGTATTCGAAGACAAGTGTGTTATTAAAAATACAGGTGCTGAAGCAGGTACAGGTTATGTAATCAATGATGATGCTTTTTGGGCAACTACTGCTTTTCAAAATATTTGGGCTATTCAATCAGGTACTTCTAATTCTTCTGATGAAGTAGAACACAGAGATGGAACAGCACATTGTTCTTTAGCAGACGAAGGGATTTCAATGCCCCAATTTATTAGTAGATGGGATGCAGCTCATTTAACTCAATTACAAACTAATTGGGATAATGATGACGTTGAAGGTGAAACTTCTGAAGAAAAAATTGCTAGATTAGGCGCAAGACCTACCTCTTATTCATCGTAGTATTAAATCTCTTTGTATTGAGCTAGAATTGAAAATCGTTTACTTTGATTTTTATCATCCCACATTAATGGACTATGGTAACTTGAAGACTCCCAAAAAATTGCTCTATTTTCTTTAAAACCAATGTGAGTATTTAGTTCATAAGTATCTTTAGTATTTTTATTTTTTACATAAAAACCTGTTCCTCTATGTAAACTTTCATCTCCTCTTATATAAAGTAATATCTGATGAGAAGTGTAATCATCCAAATCTTTATGAACCATTGGTGTAGTTCTTGCTACCATTGTGTATGAACAAAATCTTTCTTTAAATTTTTTATTATACAATTTGCTACATTTTTTTCTTATATGATCCGCAATATGTTTTTCAGCGTCAGCTCCATAAAATAAATGCTCATTTTTGTTTTCTTTTGATATTAACTTACTATCTTTAATAGCATGTTGAGTAAAATTATATCTATAGGTATAAAAAGGAATTTTATCGTAAATTAATTTAAATAATTTGTCGTCTAAAAAATTATCTTTGATGTGTATGTCAAATCCTTCTTTCACAATTAATTACCTCAACATCATCCAAGACGTTAACATATATTTTTCACCAGCTAATGGTGGGTTTCCTCTGTGTATATAAGGAAAGCCTGCAGGCCAAATAACTATACGACCTGTTTTAGGTTTTACTCTTTTTGAAAAATGTAAAAATTCTGTCTCTCCACCTTCCTCAACATCATTTAAATATATAGAAAAAACAAAAGCACGAGCTTCATTACTAAACCCTTTACCATGCTCTATATGCCAAACATGATATCCTTCCGTAGGTAAAGTTTTTTGAATTTTTAAGTCTGTAAAATGAAAAGGAACTCCATAAGCATCAGAGGCTCCTGTATGTTGTACATAATGATTCCAAGCTAAATCAAAATTTAGCATCATGGGTTTTAAAGATTCCCACCAAACATCAATATTATTAGGTGCTGCAAAATATTGTTGATCTTGTTTTTGTAATATAGATGCCTTTTCAAAACCTATTCTATTGATTGTATTATTAAATTTATTTTGATCTTCATATAGATTAATTGCTTTATTACAGTCTTGTTCAGTTATATAATTATCATATACACCTATAAAATTATTTATATTTACTGTTTTTTCATTCATTAGTGTTTTCTTCCTGTAGTTTTTAAAAACTTATCATAAGCATGTTTTGTATGAGGTCCATTTTGATTTACATAATGTAAAAATACTTGAGCCATACCTTCACCTTTGTATACTCCAGGCCTCCAATGTTTTTGTTCACAACCTGCATATAAAATTGAATCACCTTCTTCTAATTCAAATGATGTACCTTCAATCACAATAGGCCAATTATCTTCTTTTTTTATACAAGCAGTAACCGATATTTCACAAGAAGGTCTATCAGTGTGTGGTTTTAATTTTCCTCCAAAAATATAATATCTCCAATAAGCATAAGTAGGAAACAATTTTACTTTAGATTCTTTTTCTACAATAGGAAGTTTTATATCTAATAAAGAAGTCATTAAAGCATCGTGATACCAAGAGGGTGAAAAAGATTGAATGTCTTCCATATTATGATTATCAACCGTATCTAATTTGTTATAACAATATTTTTGAAGAATATTTAATTCATCTTGATTAAAAAAATTTTTAATTACTTTATAATTTACTGCAGCCATGCAACTATACTATACCTTGTTCCTTTCGTAATAGGTTTGATTCCATGTGGATACATAAAGTTACTAGGAAAAAACACCATTGATCCCTTACCAAGTTTTAATCTTTTTATTTCTTTTTCATTTTGATCAGTAAATATTAAATCTCCTCCTTCATAATCATCATTTAAATTTATAATTACACTTAAAGCTCTTACAGTTGTTGTGTAATGATCTATATGAATTTCATATTTTCCCCCTGGATTATATTTTAATAAGTCTATTTGATTTATTTTATTACTTGCCATTTTAGGAAATTTGGCTTTATATAAGATATACAGTCTCTCTATTTCTCTTTTTATGTAGTTCCAATAAAAAATATTTGTAGGAGTATCTAGTTTTAAATGATAACCTTTTACGTTTCTTGTGCTTTTAATTAAACCTCCTAAAACTTCTAAATTTTCTTTAGATTTTTTATTTATTAAGGGAACTATTTTATCTATAAAATCAGGGGAAACTATATTTTTTAACTCAACAACTGCTTCTAAATGGTTCATAATTATGCTACTTTCATTCTTTATAAAACTAATATATAAGCTAGTATATGCTACAAAAATTAAATTTCAAGCCTGGTTTTAATAAGCAAGACACAGAATCTGGTGCTGAAGGGCAATGGACAGATGGTGATTTTGTTAGATTTAGATATGGACTACCTGAAAAGATAGGTGGTTGGAATCAATTAACCGCTGGGTCTTTAACTTTACCAGGTGCAGCTAGAAAACAACATGCTTTCACTTCTTTCGCTGGTGAAAAATACACAGCTATAGGAACATCACAAGGTTTATTTTTATATTACGGCAATAATTTTTTTGATATTACACCTTTAGATACAGCCATTACAGGATGTACTATAACAACTGTTAATGGTTCAAATACTGTAACTATAAATAAAGGATCTCATGGTTTAGCTAAAGGAAGGTATGTAACATTATCTGCTGTAACTGTTACAGGTGCTTCAGATTACACACCAACAGAATTACAACAAGTTTATGAAATACTAACTGTCCCTGATGTAGACAAATTTACAATACAAGCTTCTAGAAATGAAGGAGGAACAGGTATGACTGCAGCCGGTGCTGCAACTGTTAATCCTTACATTGTAGTAGGTCCTACTTTTCAAACCGCAGGTTATGGTTGGGGTACGGATCTTTGGGGATCTAGCACATGGGGAACTGAAAGTGCAACTAGTGATGTGGTTCTTGACCCAGGAAACTGGAGTATAGATAACTTTGGAGAAGTTTTAGTCGTAACTATATTTAATGGTAAGACTTTTACTTGGAATGCTGGAGCATCCTCTCCTAGAGGAATAAGAGCATCACAGTCAACAAGTAATTTTCCAACAACAAATAATCCCACCGCTACTAGAATTTCTATTGTATCAGATAGAGATAGACATGTGTTCCATTTTGGGACAGAAACAACTATAGGTGATCCTACAACACAAGACCCTATGTTTGTAAGATTTTCAAATCAAGAAGATTTAAATACATATGCACCGACAGCAACTAATACTGC